GTGTGATGATTGGGTCTGTTTCACAAAACATGGCGAAGATGTACTCTCGTCGTATCCGTGAAACGCTTGAGCGTGTGATGCCTATTGAACCTGATCCGATGATGGTTCAGAAGGGGTTGGCTGTCAACGCGGAAGGCTGTTTGACGATTGACTATGGCAGGTTCAAACCTGTCGATAAGGGGGCGTTGTGGCGTTCAGAGGAGTTTGTTGTTGAACAAGAAGACGGAAACGGTTTGGATAACAAAGAACCAACAGTCCGAGCCTATGGTATTGAGGCAGAGTTCATCGGCCACCGTGCCGACCTTTGCTTGTTTGACGATGTGGCCTCACCCGATAACGCCCGTGAAAGTGTGGCTCGCGACAAACTCCTTGAACGGTGGGACAATGTGGCTGAAGCCCGATGCGACCCAGGTGGGTTGCTAGCTGTTATTGGGCAGCGTCTCGGTTCGGGTGATTTGTATGCTCATTGTCTTGCGAAGGAAACGTATGACATTGAAGAAGACATCAACTATGACGGTTCGGATGTGCAATCCCCTGAAGATGTTGAATCTGGTCAGCCTGTCCGACAGAAAAAATACAAGCACATCATCTATAAAGCGTATTACGAAGAATTAGATACCGGTAAGGAATCTCGTTCGTTCAAATCGTTGCCGTACCCTGAAGGTCCGTTGCTTGACCCGAAGCGTCTCCCGTGGAAAGATTTGTCGTTTATCCGCTACAACAAACCTGACGTGTTTCAGGTGGTGTACCAACAGGAAGACCTTGATCTTGATGCTCGACTGGTGGACCGTACTTGGATTACTGGTGGCAAAGGAGCAGATGGGGTGGATTACCCTGGCTGTGTTGATAACGAACGCCAACCTGGGTATATCCCTGAAGGTTTAGCGCATCCTTGGGTGTCTATTTGTGCGGTTGACCCGTCACCAACAATGTTTTGGGCGTTTGTTTGGATTATTTACCAGCCTGAAACCCAGATATACCACGTGGTTGACCTTGAACGGGTGAAGTTGACCGCTGAAGAAGTCCTTGGATTCAACACTTCGACGGGGGAGTATTCAGGGTTGATGCACGAATGGCAAGAACGGTCCTATCAGATGGGTTATCCGATCAGCCATTGGGTTGTTGAGATCAATGCGGCACAGCGTTTCTTGTTGGCACATGATTTTGTGCGTCGCTGGCAGGCAACTAACCGTGTGAACGTCATTTCTCACACCACTTCCCGTAACAAAGTTGACGAAAAGCTTGGTGTTGAGGCGTTGATTCCGCCGGTGATCAGGTCGGGGGCTATGCGGTTCCCTTCTATGCGTGGCAACTGGAAAACCTTGGCGGCCCAAGATGAGTTGACGAAGTGGAGTCGAGATAAAAAGCACGGCACCGACATTGTGATGGCGTTGTGGATGGCAATTTTGAATCTGCCTAATTTGACCCAGGCGAAGCCACCGCCAAGACAGTGGCGACCTTCGTGGTTGACAACCAGATAAATGTGTTATCTTAGGTTCGTCTTGGCTACCAAAGGTTTTGAATGAAAACTGTTGAAGAAATCGTTGAACTGTACAAGGATCGTGTTGACACTCAAGGACCGATCCTTCGTCAGATGCGAGAAGTGCGACAGTTAGCAAATGGTGATGTCATTGTTCCGTTGAACGAATTGGACAGGAACACGAAATCTTCTGTGGCGAACCTTCTTGTTCAGGGTCTTGACCAGATGAGTATGCGTGTTGCTTCTACGATGCCGTCACCGTATTTCCCTGCTTTGCGTGAAGGTCAGGACCGTTCGATGAAACTGGCCCGTGACCGTAAGCGGGCAATGCTGGCTATTTGGGATCAGAACCGTATGTCTATGAAGATGCGTCAACGTGCGCGTCACCTTTTGGCGTACAGCAATTCGCCTGTTTATTTGAAGCCGAACTTTGATAAGCGTCTTCCTGAGTGGCAGTTGCGTAACCCGTTGGATACTTTTGCTGCTCCACGGATTGACATTGATAATCCTGTTCCGGACAATGTGATTTTTACGTATCACCGCCCTTACCGTTGGCTGATGCAAAACTACGGGGTACTGTTGAACGGTACGTTGCGTGTGGCGAACCCAGGACAAGACACCCTGTTCACCATCCTTGAATACGTCTGCGCCAACGAAATCGTCACCATCGCAATGGGATCAGAAAAATCTTTCGACCCTGTAACAGGGCAAACCTTCCCAGGTCAGCAAGCAGTAGAACTGTCCCGTGTCATCAACCGCACAGGTATGCCACTGGTAGTTATGCCGCAACGCATCACCCTTGACAAACCCCGTGGACAATTCGACGGGTTGCTCGGAATGTATTACACCCGCGCCCGTTTGCAAGCCCTCACCGAAATCGCTATCGAACGAGGCATTTTCCCTGACGAATACCTTGTGTCACGCCCAGGTGAAAACGCTGAAATCATCCAAATCGCAGACGGCAAAACAGGCCAACTTGGTGTGGTCAAAGGTGGAGACATTACACAGCTACAAACAAACCCTGGCTACAAAACAGATGTGGCGTTGGACCGTTTGGAACGTCAAGAACGCCTAGAAGGTGCTATCCCCGCAGAGTTCGGTGGAGAATCCGGCACAAACATCCGTACAGGTCGCCGTGGTGAATCCATCCTGTCAGCAACCGTGGACTTCCGTGTACAAGAAGCGCAAGAACTGTTCGCATCTTCACTTGTTGAAGAAGACAAAATCGCTATCGCTATCGAAAAAGCCTACTGGGGTAACGCATCAAAGTCGTTCTACATCCCAGGCACAGGCGGCGGAATGAAGGATTACACCCCGAACAAGATGTGGGAAACAGACTTCCATTATGTTTCGTACTCCGCATCAGGGGCAGACATCAACAATCTTGTTATCAGTCTTGGACAACGCTTAGGTACAGGTTTGATGTCTAAAGAATCAGCCCGTGAAGCAGACCCAATGATTAGCGATCCTGAGTTGGAACGTGACCGTATCGTGGCAGAAGCCATCGAGTCGGCTTTGTTGCAGTCAGTACAGGCACAAGCCGCCGACCCGAACGGCCCATACCAACCAGATGATTTGGCTTTCATCGCTGAACAGGTAGCATCTAACAAGATGAGTTTGCCTCAAGCTATTCAAGCAGCGCAGAAACGCGCACAAGAACGACAGGCAACTCCCGCCCCGACGGGTGCGCCAGAAACAATGCCTGGTTTGTCACCTGCTGGTGTCGGTATGGAACAACCAATGGAAGCCCCTGCGCCGTCAGGTATTGAAGGTCTTCTTGCACAACTAGGTGGTGGCGGTGGTGGTATGGCTCCGCCTGCTCCACCAATGGGAGGGATGCTGTAAATGGCGAAGCAATACCCAAATCGTTCTGATCTTCGTGGTGGCAAAGTAGCGAAACAAACCGTTACCGGTCAAACCTATGGTCAGGCTACACAGCAGATGCAGGCACAGTCGGCTGTTCCTATGGCGCAAGCCCCAACAGATAAACCTGTTGTAACCCCTGGTTCTCTTGGTGCTTTTGACCGCCCCACGGAACGCCCGATGGAACCTGTAACAGCGGGTGCTTCGTTTGGTCCTGGGCCAACACCGCGTACACAGTTCACACCGATGACGAACGACAATGTTCTTATCGAGCTTCGTGCTTTGTATGCCGCATACCCGTCTGATGATTTGGCGGATATGTTGGATTCTTATGTGCGTGAGGGCTACTAATGCCTTTTGCTGAAGGCGATCCAGTTACGCAAGATCAACGTCTTGATGCGTTGTATCGGATGCAACAACAGGAAAAGACAGCGAAAGAAACTTTTTCTAAAGATGTTGCTGACCGTGCATCACAGATTTATCGTGACGCACCGTATATCCCTGCGTCTGTAATTTTGAGTATGGCAAAATCTGGAACAAGTCCAGAAACTGTGCAGGCCATTAAGAAAACTGCAGCATTAAAGACTGCTAGAGATCTTGACCCGAACAAGCCAAAGAAAAAAGGTTGGTTTCAGGAAATTATTGCTGACAATGTGAAAGCCGCTTCTCGATGGACTTTCGCTGGTTTATCACTTGTACCTGATCTTGTACAGAACGTTGCTTCACAAGCTTTCTCACCTAACGACCCTGCTGGATTTGATGGGTGGTTCAAATCCACACAGTTAGGTACATTGATGTCCAACACCCAGGAAGCCGGTGAAGGTTTCTTCCTTGGTGAAGTAGCGATGGAAAAACAGGGTGAACGGGCTAGGCGTGTTCGTGGTGAAATCAACGGTCATGCTTGGACTATTGGCCGTGGTGCAGCAGAACTAGCGTTCACACCAGGCTCAAAGCCATATGGGATTTTGTCGGGTTTTGTTGATGCTGCAGTCAACATTGGCACTGACCCGACACTTATCGCAGGTAAAGCATTAGCACCTGTCAAAGCCGCTAGAGCAGCACTACCTGGTTTAGCCACATTAGATGAGATTGAGAACGCTTCTAAACTTGCTAAAGGTGTTGCAGGTTTGAACTCTGCTGAAGGTATCGCTTTCCAAGCATCTAAGTTTGGTAAGTGGGTTACATCAGATAGCCGAGCGCAACGTCTCGTTACCCGCATTGTTGAAGTTTCTTCTGACGCAGCGAAGTCTGTTGAAGAAAAAACCTTGTTCATGCTGGAAAACATCCTAGGTTTAGATCCTGCTACAGCCCGTGCTTTTGCTGAAGCTGACGACACAGCAAAGGTTTATGGTTTGCTTGGAACAGTGTCGGCTCGTCTAGCCACAAACCCTTCTGATGTTCTTCTCCCGACAGACATTCGTGACATTGACCTTGCCCGTTTTAGCAAAGGTTGGGATGACGGAATCAAAGAACGTGTCGGCTTTTATCGCACATTCCGCAACAAATGGCTACAAACAATGCCTAAAGGATCTGTTGTTATCAACGGGACCGGTGCAGACAAAACAGAAGCAGTCAAATCATATGCTCGGTATATGCGTGGCGCAGGTTTAATTGACGAAACACCTGAATTTAAGACTGTCATGCAGAAAGTTGTAGAAGCATACTCCAGCACCGACCCCGCTACGGCCCGTGCATCCGTCAAAGAAGCGTATGATTTGATGCTTGAAACAGTATTCACGCATCTTGGTGGTAAAAGCCCACAAGCAAAACTTGCAGCGCAAGAACTAATCGGTGCCGCCCGTTCAGCCCGTGCAAGACTTTTCCAAGTTGACGAACTAG